CTTGATAGTTATCAAAACGCTTATTATTGAGAACATTGTATTCTTTAATGAATTAATAATTAACAATAACGTCACTAATGGAAGTTCTCTCTATAAGAAAGTGTGGACGCAAGTCCTTGCACTATTCCGAGGGAGTACCATAGAACAAGTAAAGGGCATAGCGTATTCGGCTAAGAACAAGATTCCATCTAAACTTAGAAGTCTAAATGTCTTTTTCCTCTTGGTAAAGAGCAAAGGGGTAATCCCAGAGTTCCTACACATACTTGAGTCAGTATACGTCACTTATAAGAGACCTACTGAATTGCCTGAACTGGATTTAGATTCAGTTACACGCAAAATGACGCCGAGCGCTTATCAATTTTCTAATGAGTTCTCACCTAAATTCCGTTCCTTTTTACGAGCTCATCCTGTCATTAATGACACGAGGAGTCGCTGGGATAAGAATCTAGGATCTTTATCTCGACAATTCAAACTGACAAACAAAGCAGGTCCAAATGGCAAAGCCACCAAAACGATGCTTGACGATGCGTATGTTTTAAAACATAGCACAAAGTTGTTCAAGATTTACACAGAAATGTGTACACATCTGAATTGTCAATATCTAGTTAGTGCCGTCGAGCACTACTCTTCTATTTACGAACGATCTCTACCTAAAGATGCTAAACCTAACCTTAAGGTTGGGAAGTTAACTCAGGTCCCTGAAAAAGGGAATAAGAATAGAGTCGTTGCAATATCAAATTTCTGGCTTCAACAGTGCATGAATTTGTTACGTCAATTAATTGATGTCACATTCACGAAAACATTCGTTAAGAATAACGCATGTTTTATGTACTGCCATGAGGGATCGTTGGCAAAAGCCTTCGAATCATACAGTAATACCGGTTATTCGATATCATTTGATTTATCAAATGCATCGGACAGAATTCCTAGAATCTACCAGAGAGACATATTGTCTACCTATGTAAACCCTAGGTTCGGCCAGACTTATTTCGATATGGTATCCAACATTGACTTTGAGACCAAAGATGGCCAAATAATCAATTATGAAGTTGGACAACCTATGGGTTCTTACGAATCCTTCAACTTGTTTCAGTTATTTCTTATGGAATTGTGACGCTTTTCAGCGTATGAGACCAAAAAGATAACCAATCCAGAGGAAGCATGTAAATACTTCTCAACGGTCGGTGACGATAATCAAGGTTTTGACCGAGATATCGCTGCTAAGTGACAAGAGGTTATAGAAAAGAGCGGTTGTGAGATTTCACAGACTAAAACTATAGGTATGATTAATGAAACACAGTGGTTTACGACATGCAGCCTTACGGGTGCAGTGAAAAACGGAAAGGAGTATTATTTATCTCCTACTTCTGTGTCCTTATTAATTAATGCTGTTCAAGATTTCCGTCAAATACCTAACTTCGTTAACGATTTGGTAATTCGAGGCTATCAATTAGAGATTATTAAAACCTTGTTTGAAGACGGTGGTTACTTTCATAAGAAACTGTCCACACGTACAAACAAAGCCGGTATCCCTTACTTACAATTGTTAGCGGAACATTGTCACTGTACCAGTGATGGTACACGTCACATGAATCATATCCTAGATCATATCCCTAATAGGGTAAAAGATCTTGGTTATTCACCAGATGATATAGATAATCTTAAGATTATATATACTCTGGTTCGTTCCATAACAGCATTGGAAGGGAAAATGTCACCTATCCACGACCGCCTCAACGGTGAGGTCGATGGAATTGAGAGTGATGATGTTGTAAACTATATCATCATGAATGATCATCGTGAGCTTATACCAGGAAATATCCCAGATAAACTACGAGTACTCGTTGATGAAACGGTTCAAACGGACCAATTAATTGCCGACTTGATGATCGTATATATAGTGAACATCCTAAAAACTCTTGACAGCCTAAAGACATTATCATATGATTCTATGTCTGAACTGTTAAGGCTCATCACTTACTTAGAAGGATTAGATACTGAATTTAAAACATTACTCTCAACCCATGAGGCCAAGAGGTATTTTAACAGTTATCCCTTCGTAAACATGCTCCTTAAGGAACATGAGCGATCTTCTAGTGACACAGGCACTAAGCTAAGCTTGTCATCTTTGTCTGAAGAGACAACAATAACAATTGCGTTTGGAGAAGGTGTACTAAATGTACAAATCTCTACCACAAACTACAACACTTGATATTTTATTAATAAAAGTCAAGGTGTATTCAAAGACATAAACTTAACAGTTTCTATCTCAGAGAGTGAATAACTTAATGGGATCTTAG